AAGGGAGTTCTTTCAGGTGAAATGAGTTTTGGATTCTCAACCTCGAAGGACTCATGGAACGGAGACAAGCGATCCGTTGAAAAGGGCAGGATTTACGAGATTAGTGTGGTAACTGATGCTGCTTACCCCGCTACTCATTCACAACTACGCAGCACCATGACAGAGATCAACAATAAGCGGATAAACACATTCCGCAGGAGAACAAAGTAATGAAAGACCTATATTCAAAGAGAACAGCACTCACCACAGAACTTCGTGGTATGCTCGACAAGTGGGAAGCAAGCACTGGCACTTCCTCAAACAACTTCGATGCTGAAGCAAACGGACTCTACAAGGAGCGTTGCGCTAAGATCGAAGCAGATCTTGACACCCTTGACAAGCAAATCGCCACCGAAGAGCGTCTTGCCAAACTGAACAAGGAGAATGATGCTCCAATCTTCGACACCCGTGGTGCTTCCCGTGGCACTCATGGTGATCGCAAGGAAGACTGGGGTCGCAGATTCCTCAAGGCACTTGCCCGTGGTGACAATGGCGAACTCCGTCAACTTCAGACTGAAAACTTCGATGGTACACCTGTTGAAAATCGTTTGATGATCAAGGATACCCTTGCTAATCAACCAGAACCAGCAGTTCCATTCAACTTCGATGAAGTCATTCGTCAGAAGTTGTACCAAGAGAATGTTCTTCGTCGCATTGCCAAGGTAACTCGCATCGACGGTAGCAAGAGAATCACCATTGAAGCAGCACTCCCAACAACTGAACTTGTTGCCGAAAATGCTGCAATGGCATCTCCAACCGATCCAACCTTCGGTTCACTCATCGACATCTTCCCCTATAAGTTCCAAACCAAGGTTTCCGTTACCAACGAGTTCCTTGAGGATGCTATTTCGGGTAATGGTGGAGTTGGTGGCATCATGGATTACATTGCCAGCAAGATTGCCACCTCAATGGCACGGTCGCATGAGAACTACTTCTGCAACGGTTCAGGTTCTACTCAACCACAGGGTGTCGGATACCTCACAACCGACTTTGCTGCTGCAAACCGTATTCTCCGTACTGGTGTCGTCAATACCGCTGCTGACATCACTGGCGACAACATTGTAGACACCTACTTCGCCGTTGCTCCACAGTACCGTGCAAACGGTTCTTGGGTGATGTCTGACGCTGCAGTGAAGGCGATTCGCAAGATCAAGACTCTCTCTTCAGGTTCCAACGAATACATTTACAAACTCTCCGAAACTGGAGATCTTCGTGAAGGTGTTCTTGGAGTCCTTCTCGGTCGTCCCGTCTATGTCTCACCATTCTACAACAGCGGTGCTGGTGCAAGCAAGTGCTTTGCTACCTTCGGTGACTTCGGACACGGATTCGAGATCTTCGACCGTAGCGGCATGAACATGCTTGTCGATCCATATGTAAATGCTGGATCTGCAATCACCAATATGTACGCTTACAGCAGACTCGACAGCAAGATCACTGTACAGGAAGCATTCTCTGTCCTCGGTCTTTCTGCATCCTGATTTCTTCCTCTTTTCTGGGACTTGGCGGGGCAACCCGCCAGGTTCTTTTCAATCATAGTTTGGAGCATCTATGTCCATAGCAATAAGCACAATCAAGAAAGCACTAAAGGTAGATTACTCGACTGATGACCAAGAACTCATCAGAATCCGTGATGCTGTGGTAGCATTTGTTCAGAACTACACTGGCATTACAATCGAAACCACAACCAAGACTCAGTATGTCGGATACTGGATGAAGACAAGACTGATGTTCAATCCATTCGTCGATATGGTTTCGGTCAAGTATACGGATGTTGCGGGTGTGGTGCAGACCATGCCAACAACCGATTACTTCATCATTCGCAATCAGTATCCATCAATCTACATCAACTTCAGTGAGTATCCAAGCATCAAGACTGGTACTGAAATCCAAATCAACTATAAGGTTGGATCTCCTGTGATGCCAGCAGATCTACAGCAACTGATAATCTCACTCATCGGTCACTGGTACAATAATCCAGAAGCAGGAGCACCAATCAATATCTCCACCGTGCCACTATCCGCACAGTTCATCATGGAGAATATGAAGGTGAAGGGAGCAGTTGAATGATAAGTGCTGGAAGACTCAGATTCCTTGCAACAGCAAAGCGTGAGAACTCAGCAGACAACACTGGTAAGAAGCAAACTGACTTTGCCACGACTGTTGGAAGTTTCCGTTGTGACCTTCGTGATACTGGAAGCACTGAGATTCCATACGCAGACGGTGTTGCTCTATCCAAGACATTTGATTGTCTTGCTCGGTGGGATGCCATAAACGAGATCGGATTGCTTGCAAGTGATCGTCTGCTTATTCGTGGAAGAACATTCAATATTGTTGGCATTCGCAATGAAGCAGAACGAGACAGATTGGCAACAATATCAGTAGAGGAGATTCTATAATGCCAACATATTCACTGCCACAGGCAATCAAGACGATGCTGGATACAATAAACAACGGAATAGTTGCCGATGCCAACATCACATACGGAACACGCAATCAATATGGCACACTTCCTGCCATCACCTATCAGATCCTGTCAATCGACACATTGACCGTTGGTGCGACTGGAGTATTGCGTAAAGCATCCGTGGAGATCAACAGCATCACCAAGGAAGCACAGACAACACAAGAACTATCGGAAGCAGTAAGAGGGGTTCTGACACCTAATGAATACAATGATATTACATTCACCGCAGTTGTGAACCAAAATAATGTTCTACAGGAACCTGACTCTGGCAATGGGGAGGAAGCGACCCCATATATCGCTACCACCACGATAGACATTTACTACAAGGAAACCTAACACATGGCAAGTTCATCAGCGATTACCGCATTTTATTTCGGGGCAACTTCAACCACTCCTCCACTCATTGCCGCAGTTGGCAATGTTGCATTCTCACTTCAGCGAGCACCTTTAGATGTTACAAGCATCGGATCTTGGAACACCTACTTCATTGACGGTGTGGCATCATCTGCTTTCACACTTGATGTCTACTACTCAAGACTTGATCACACCACTCTACTTGCTGATATTCTAAATCCAGTTACAGCAGGTAGACCTTGGTACTTCGAGATTCATGTCGGACCAACATCAGGATCACCCGCAGTTACCGATAAGATCACAGGATATTGCATTATCACATCCTTCGATGTTGTATCCGCAGCAGGAGATGTCGTAAGAGGATCATTCTCAGCACAGGTCGTTGGATCCGTGATGATCGCTGGCGATCTTGCAACCGAAGGTGTAAGCGAAGCAGAAGAAGAAGCATAATAACAACAGGAGGAAGATATGAGCATCAAAGCAGCATTAGCACTACAACCTTTCACTACAAAGACCCCATCGGGACTTGAAATTACGGTTCGCCGTCCCAATACACTTGACCTTGTAGAAGCAATAGAAGTGTCCAAGAAGACACCAGACCATTTCCCAGCATGGTTGGTCTATAAGCATCTACAGGAGAACGGAACCAGTGTATTTGCGAATCTGGATGAGGTACTACAATGCGATGTAGCACTAATCAACGAAATCGCATCTGTTGTTGACAAACTATACGGTGAAGGAAAAAACTGAGTCAGGCGGTAAGGCAGGTTCTACTTGCCGCCTCACAGACTCTTTCTATGAACCTTGAAGATCAAAGTGTCGTGTGGATAAACATGGCATTGTCGGATGGACCCGATACAAAGGAGATACATGAACTTCTCATGGAAAATCGACGAAAGTTCAGTAAGACAAATACAGGAATCACTTCGGGGATACGAGCGAAAGGTCCGCAACAAGATCATTCGTGAGGGTGCTAAGGAGTGGGCAGATGCTACCATTGGTGTCGTGAAGTCTAACATCAACTGGAATGAGAAGGATCTCAAGAAAGCAATCACATCTAAGATCAAGGTTCTCAAGAAAGGTAGAGGTATCTGGGTGGGTGTTGGTATTCGCTCAGGAGTCAAACTGGGTGAAGGTGGATTCGACTCCTACTGGGCAGCAACCAAGGCAAGGTGGTACAACGATGGTTGGACTGCCTACCCCAAGGGCAAGAAGTCTGGACGCACAGGAAAGGACTGGAGACTTGGTTTGCGTGGACAAGGTGGACGCAAGGTATACCAGACTTTGTTCATCACCCGTGCGGGAGAGAAGATGCTCCCAAAACTACAGGAATATATCATAAAAGCAATCAACAACACGCAAACAGGAAAAACCTAATATGGCAAAGAAACTCGCACCACTTGTAATCCCTGCCGTTATTGATACCAGTGGTATTGATAAAGGTGTAAATAGCATTCGTAGTAAGTTGTCAAGAGTCCGTGGTCAAGGTGCTGGCGGTGGTGGAATCGGTGGTGGTGGAGGTGGATTCTCGTCAGGTGTCACACCATTTGGTTTGCCATTTGCTGGTGGTGGTAGTGCCACAGCAGCAGCAATGGCAGCAGCATTTGGAGCAAGTGTTGGTCAACGAAATACTGATAGATCACCTATAAAATGGGCGGCAGGATCAGGTCCATTTCCAGCAGGACAAGGAAGAAGATGGGGTGCAGCACCAGATCCTGCTGCATTCAAGAGAGCATATCCTGCTGCTACCAATGCTACGGTCTATACTAACTTTACTGCTAATGCTACACCACAACTGAACTTGGCAGAATACAAATACATGAGAGCAGATGTTAGATCAAGAGCGAGAGATAGGTTGTCAGAACGAAATCTAAGCATCAACTCCATTGCAGATGCAAGAGATGCACTGGAAATAGCAACCTCAAGAAGAAGAGATCTTATAAGGCAAAAAAGGATCGAACCATATAGACAGTTTGGTAATAAACTTCGTGGTCTTCGTGGCATTGGATTTGAAGGTGGTGCTGGAGCGGGTGCTGCATTGTATGGTGGACTCAGAGCACTTGAAGGAATCTCGCCACTTGGGATTCAATCAACCTTTGGAAACCTAAAACCATTTGAAAACAGAGCAGCAGGTCAATATGATATTGCTCAAGGTATGAGAAATCGTGCCATGACTGCTACACAAGGAAATCTGACTATGGGTCAGCAGTTCTTGCTTGGTGCTGGTCAAGCAAAAGGTGGTGGAGTGACACGAACTGAACAAATGGGAGCAGGTCTTTACGAAGGTCTGGGAACCGCAGTAGGAGCAGCAGGAGGTTTGTTTGAGCAAACACTCAGTGCGGGTATAGGATTCGTTGAGGGTGGACTACAAAGAGCATTCATGGGAGGTGGTGGTGCTGCTACAGGATTCAATCCAATGATGAATCCCTTCAACTGGATCAAGAGACTTTATAACTAAAGAGGACCAATATGGCAAATAGCACAAAGACAACAACTTACGAAACATGGTTCAAGGGATTCCAGATCACACAATCTGATTTCGGACCCACTGAAATCGTATCACAATACCTTATTCGCAGACTTGACGATGGTGTAGTCAACTACGCAGGTCAGGACGGCAATCAGATGATCGTTGAGGGAGCACATCCCGCTATTGGTGATCTGTACATTGATACCGATCCTGATTCTGCAAGAGGAACAACCGCACAACTCGCAAGACTCCGTGCTGTTCAATATCAGACAGCAGACACAATCGGTAGATGCTTGGTGACTTGCACATACAGTTGCCAAGCAATGGTTGACCCCAAGACAATCACTTCATTCGGACAGAGCATTCCAAATCCAAATCCAATCAAGGTCTATCTACCAGCATCCATTGACTTTCAGACATCATTCAGATCAACAAGAATCTGGAGAACCGATCCAGCAACAGCACCACTCGGTGTAGATGCTAATAATAGACCAGTCAATGTTTCAACGGGTGATATCGGTGGAACATCGGTGAAGAATGTTGCTGAAGGACAGGAAGTCGAAGTTGCACAAACCGTCATTCGTCTCCGTATTCTTCGTGATGCCAGTTTGTATAAAATGGAAGATCAATGGAGTGGTCTTGCTGCTGCTCCTCCTGCCATTCCCACTGCCATTGATGGATTGAAGGAATATGTTGGCAGATTGCATGGTAATAAACCATCTGTAACTGGAGCAGTAAATCCATTCTTCAAGTTTGACAAGGGAACCATTCAATGCCGTTCCGTTTCAATGACCAAGATCGAAGGATCCGAATACTACGAAGTCAACATGGAGTTTGTATGGGATGAGTATAACTTCTGCGATCAGCAACCAGAACTCAATCCAGATGGCAGTATCAAGATGACAACCGCTGGTGGAACACTCAAAGCAGCAAATGTGTTCTGGGTACGAAAACCATTCAAGGGTATCAACTTTTTGAACTTATTCGCCAATGATCCAGGTCTTTACGATATCGTTGCACGAGGATATTGGGTCCCATGAGAAACAAGAATAAATCTGATATTGAACGAATCATTCGTGCTCCAGTCACGGAGAATAGTTTCAATGGTTTTGGTCTTTACATCGTGGTGGATGCGACAGCAATCGCAGGAACCAACTATAGATGGTTGTATAAGATCAAACCTGCATTTATGAAAGGTGTACTGACAACTCCCGATTTCGGCAAAGCAGAGATCTATGCGGATGCAGACCCTACAGGATATGATGCTGTATCAATCTCTGAACTTGGTAATGACATGAACTCACCAAGAATCTACTCCTACGGTGTGACTGAGAACAATCTCACAGGATCGTTCCTTCCAGTTC